GAAGCCTGCTGATAGACTGTATCGAGCTTGTCGATATACGCCTTGAATTTTGTAATTGAATTTGCCATAGTGATTTTCCTTTCCGGGCTTACTTAATGCCCATTATCTTGTTGATTCTTGCTTCGTCGGCTGTCTTCTGTTCATCGTTTACTGTCGCAACAGCTGATGTAACTATTGCCTTGGTTTTTTCGCCCTTGAAGCTGGGATATTTTTCGATCACACTGTCAATAGCCTTGTCAAGTGTAACATCTCCGCCGACCTTTGCCTTTGCAAGAGCAAGCACATCCTCAATGCAATCTGCCGCAACGCCGACAGAAAGTGCGTGAACCTTGCCCTTAAGCTCGGCTATCTCCCGCTTGCTGTTTTCCTCCTGAGAGTTGTCGCTTTCACGGGGGGATTCTGCACCGCTTGATTTTCCGCCGTCAGCCTTTTCTGCTTCTGAATTTCCGGAAGGCTCGGCTTTCTGCTCAGCCTGCGGTTCGGACTGCGTAACAGCTTCCGTGGCAGTGCCGTCCTGTGCACCGCTCTGAGTTGTGGCAGCTGCCTGTTCCGCCTGAGCTGTGCTTTCGGCATTCTCAGTTGCCGATGTTGTGATTTTTTCATCCATAATGATTTTCCTTTCTGTAAAATGGGTAATATAAAAACAGCACCGTGAAAGTGCTGTTTTAAACGTAAATGTGAGTTTTTGTACATCAAATTATAATTTCATAAATAACATCAGCGTGATATACACCCTGTTTATCTCGAATAGCATCTTTAAGTATATGCTTTTTCCCGCTGTACTTCTGACAAAATCTATCATAATGCCGCTCTACCGGGTTTCCTTCGATCATTCTCCACTCCAAACGATGAACACGATATGAATTAATCAGTTTTTCCAATTCTCTGAAAACACTTATTCCGATTATTGGATTTCCCTTATCAAAAGAAAAAAGACTGAAACAGTTTGCATTAGAAGAATACATATCAAGGACATAGGAAAAATAACCAATTAGCTTTTTGTCATCTACAATAGCATATTGATATACGCCTTCTCCCTCATCAGATATTTCCGGAGTGCTGAATCCGTTTGATCCTGTATACAAAAACATCTCGTCATCATAAGCGTGATATAATATCTGCTTTTTGATTTCATCTTTGTATAAAATTGCCGGTACTAATGCCATACTTTACCTCCTTTTTATCATAAGAAAAACACCCTCGAAAGGGTGCTTAATCAATAAATATTCCTTTTTGAAAATTTATAAATTTTTAACCGCCTTGTTTTCGCAAGGCGGTTAAATTCCAAATTCATCGTAAAAAATATCTATAATTTGCTCATAGATTTTTGCCTTTTTGTTTGGCTCTCCGTTTTTATCAAAAGCATTGCTTAAATACGCATCTGTGAGTTTATCATGAATATTCATCAGTTCGTCGTCGGTATAATCGGTATCATTATCTAACTCTATACTGTGAGATGCTAATAAATAAATCTGCTCTGAATTAAATTTATCCTTGACTCGAAGCATTGTTCTTCTCCTTCAATTTCTTAACTTTTTTTGAACTCGTTTTCCAACCAGTAGTAAGCTTTCCGGTTAATGTATTTACAGCTACTGTTGCTTTTTCACCGATGTATTGTTGTGTATTATCTGCTCTTATTTTACCAATATCAAGAGGATTTGTCAAGGCATCGGACGCATCATCTACGCTAAAATCACGTTGCTTCATTCTTTCCTTAATATGCTTGGATACTTCAGTTATAGTTATTCCGTTTGCGGTTTCAAGTCCTACTAACTTTAAACACTCCTGTTCAAATTTTAATGTCTCTTTATAGCTTGCTGTGGTCTTAGCCGCTTGACTGCGTCCATATCCAGGTGTTGCCGTCCTGTCAGGCTTATAAGTAAGACCGTTCTCTTGACAGTAGGCTTTAAGCTGCTGTTCCTGCTGCTTGAGCTTGTAAGCCGCCTTGTCAAAACCCTCTTTGTCGCCGAGAGTGTCAAGAGAAGTACATTCACGCTTTGTTGCTCTTACCCGCCGTTCCAGCTCACGCTGTTTGCATATTTTATCGTACTGCTCAGCATTTTCCTTTTCATCGTATGGAAAATAGGTCTGCACGCTTATGCCGGGCAGGAACGGATATATCTGATGTCCGCAGTTTATACCCAGTATTCCTGCGGGCTTGCCGTACGAGCTTGACCGCCAAGCGTAAAACCTTATGCGCTTGCCGTCAAGGTCGGTAGTGTAACCTCCGCCGCCGTTGCGATTGAATATTTTCCCCTGATCTTTGGCACAGAGTGGTCTTGCGCCGCTGTGACTGCTGACCTCGACCAAATCTAGCCCATATTCATCCATAAGGGAAAACTGAGTTTCTTTGGCAACGCTTCCTACAGTAGAGCGTATACACATATTAGTATATGCTTCGGGCGTCCAGTTGCGACCGTTTTTATCGACAAAAGCCGGGATACCTTTCTGCGTCATCTCGCCGATACATTCCCGCATGGCACTCTGACGTGCTTCAATTCCGGTAACGACCTTTCCTGTAGCCTTATTCAGACTGTCTATGTATTCCTGCTTATTTGCAAGCTCGGCGGTACGGTTGATTACCTGCATAGCGGCGTTCTTTGCCTTATACTTCATCGTTGTATTTGTCAGGTTCAGGTCTTTTTTTGCCTGTTTTTGAAGCATTTTAAGGCTGTTTAACATATTGCCGGACATTGACGGCGTGGCTCGTCTATCAATAAGCCCCTCCTGCACCATACGTTTTAATCCCGGCGCAAGCTCCTGAATAGCGGAATTTGCCGCTCTCTGAAGCGTAAGCTCAAGAAGCTCAGGCGTTTTGCCTGCGTATTCGGATATAGTTTTAGCGTTTTGTTTTGTAAGCTTGCCAAGCTCGGCGAGCTTTTTCATCTTCCACTTTGCCGTATCTTCTTCGATTCTTCCTGCGGCAAGATATGCCGCTATGTTTGCTATAAGGTCGGTTTCAAGCCCGACTATAAGATCGGTTATGCCTTGTGAAAGCTGTAGAGAAGTCAGCTTATTCATAGCTGTCACCGTCCAGTATGCCGCCGTCTATGTCATTTTCCTTTGCAATACGCTGCAGTTCTTCTGCGGCTTCTGCTTCATCAATATTCTGTGCTTCCATAATAGCACGAATTTTTGATTTAAGCCCTGCCTGAACAAGCTTGATATTGTTATCTATACGGGTGTTGTCATCACCGATAATGTTATCCTGCCAATTTACAGAAACCGTATAATCTTTGCTGACTTCCTCCGAAGCCTGTGTTATTTCTATAATCGCCGTTGCAAGACTTTCAAGCACCTCGGATATGATATTCTTATTATTCTGCACGGTGCGAAGTGTGTCCTTTTCATCGGCGGCAACTTCTGTCGCCGTTTTTACGCCGGAATTACTGTCAAATGACAGCGTTCCCGGAGAAAATCCGAGCTGAGTGCTGAGTATATTCAGCTGAAGCTTCAAAGCTTCAACGTGTTCGATTACTCTGAGGGACTGGGTATTGTCGGATATATTCAGCTTCGGCGCATCATCGGCGTTGAATGCCTGATATACTTCGTCATCGGTGTCAAAGTATTTTACTTCGTTGCCGTCGCTGTCATAGGTCGACTTAACACATTCCGAAGGAATAATGATACGCTTTTTGCCAAGGATAAACTCCCGCTCCAAGCTGTCAAAGATCACATCTATCTCACGCAGCGTATCGATCGAATTAGCAAAAACAGGCAAGCCGAGCGGCAAGTCGAAAACCATATTGTTTCCGACTGCAGGTTTAAAATAGCAGAATAACGGCTTTTGAACGCCTTTGAACACCATTTCATAGTCAAGTTCCGGGAACAGCTCCGAAACGGGAACTTCCTGACCGAGATAACTGCGTGAATCGCTTCGCCGCAGGACGTGGTAAATGTGAACTCCATCAGACTGCAATGTATGATACTCGAACAGCTTGTAGTAGAAACCGTTCTGAACATAGTCGTTGCAGAAAATACCTTCTGTGATCTGACGGTTATTCCATTTTGTCGGAAAGAAACGATCGGCATTTATGTAATTCAGACGTATCACATTATCTTCAAGATACACCTTTATTACTCCTCCGCCGAGTGCGTATGACCGGGAAAGAAATTCGGGAAAACGCTCCCAGAAACAGTTATTTTCAAGAACCTCACTTACCGTATCGTTGTACTTTTCGTCATCAACAGATATATCGCACTGTTCTGAAAAAGTCATCGTGGCGAGCTTGTCGCAGATAACCTTTGCCATATTCGTCATAGCTCTGGGACGGCTTTTCTTTTTTATTCCGCTGTTTGTAACAGTTCTCCACGGCGGTTTGCCCTGATAGATACGTTTTGCAGGCTCGATGTGCCGTGTGTAATAGTCGGATATATCGACTATTGGCACATTTGGGAACGCCTGCTTTATATAAGTATATATAGACATCACGTTTTCCTTTCCGCATCGAAGACATTAGTCATATAGGCTTCGGTGCTGTATTCTTGTGCGTCAAGGCTATCAATATTTATGCTTCCGTCATCAAGACGTATTTCGGTCGTCACATTCGGCTTCCAGATAGCGGTCTGGAACGCTTCAATCGTATGCTTGCAGTGCGACATGATTTTATATCTGTCAGCCGCAATCAGACGATTATAGAACAATATACGATTGTTGATTGAACCTTTCCGTGCATTGTGGATATTCACACGGAGCTTTCTCCTCTGAGCGGCGAGACGTACACCTTTAATCAGTATTTGCTCCGCTGAATCAAGATATATTTCAGTGCATTTCCATCGCCGGCATACACCTTCAATGAAATTACAGAAATCATTTTCAAGTTCATACGGTGATATTGTTTCCTTGCGGTAGTATTCGTCAAGCGTTACGACCGACTGAAAGCCTTTAGTGAATCCGGTAGCGTTAAGGGTATGAGCCGAACCGTTTCCGCCGAAGTCTCCTCCTATGGTAACAAACATAAGATCTTCGGGAAGTGTATCTACAATATATCTTGATGGGTTGTCGGCAAACAGTGGGTAAATAACACCTTCCGCCGCTACCCAGTTGCCACAAATGAAGCGTTCAAAATAAACACCCGTGTATTCCTTTTTTATCTCCCTGACGTATTCTTCGGGAAGCGTTGTGTTATCATCGATCAGAAATCGTAATACAAGCATATCGACCTTGGCATTGTCTATATATTCCTTTTTTAGCCAGTGCGTCGGAACATCCGGGTTTGTTGTAGCAATCAGCTTTGCGCCCTTGACCGACAAACGTGACAGGAGCATCGAAAAAAAGTCCTTAGGGAATAGCGTCAGCTCATCGCAGTACGCTCCGCCGAGCGTCATGCCTCGTATCTTATTCTCGGACTTTGCATCATTTGCTCCCTCAAGCAGTATTTTTCTTCCGAACAATCTGCCTTCTTTGGTAGACAAAGAATACTTAAAATTATCTTCACCGACAAGCTCCTGCAGTAGCATCAAACAGTTACGTTTTAATGTTTGCAACGTTTTTGCCGACATCAGATAGGCGTAATCGGTAGGGCGGTTTGCTATCCAGAATGCCCAAAGAATAAGCGATATCCATGTCTTGCCGCTACGGACGGAGCCTTCAAGCAGATTAAGTCGGTGTAGTTTGTTGTGCTTTAGCAAACTCATCAGCTCCTGCTGTTTAGCTGTAAATATCAATTCATTTGACATTCTTCATAGCCTCCAGTATAGCGTCAAGCTTGCCTGCGCCGTCTTCCGATATAGCAACCGGAGCTTTGCTGTAAGTATCGCAGGCTTTGTTCGTCAGAAAGAACTCTACCGCCGATTGATTCGGAGGAATATCACGAGTAATTATTTCAACAGTTTTTCTTCCGCCGACAATACGCTCTCTGCGTTCCGTAACGGTATAACCGGTAGCGGCACGGATCAGTGCCTGTTCAACATCTGCCCGAACAAGCTCAGGGTTGTCGGCTATCAGCTGTCTGACTCCTTCAGAACGGTCGATAATCTGTTGTATTGCCTTTTGCCGCTTGCTTTCGGATGTATTCAGATAGCATTCGACCAGACTTTGAACGGCATTCACTCGCTGTTCGGTATCAGCTTTTTTGTATTTGTCGAGATCGGTTGCAAGGCTGTTTATAGCCCTTTTGCGATTGCTTTTTCTCACAGTTTGCTCACTCCTTTCGGGCAAAAAGAAAAAGAGCCTTATAAAAGCCCTAATTCTGCATTTGATTATGTTGACGTGAAATTATCCCACTTTGTTTTTTGAAACGTTTTAAACGGCAATTAAAACGCTTTTATCGGTAAATATCCCGTTGGGATTATATCGGGATATGCTTCGCCATTCCGATTTTGAAAAATCAGATTACTTTGCGTATGTATACAGCCGTTCCGGTGCGGAGCGTATCGACGAACACCTTAGTTACTGCACTTGTCTATATCGACCGCACAGGTTATCCTGTGTGGCTCACCGTAAAGAGTGATCTCTATAACGGCTTTATGCTGTCTTCGGGAGAATTTCACGATTTTGTGCTCATAGCGTTTGAGATAGCCGCTGTCTATCTTTAGTACGCCATTTTCTATGTGTCCTTTGCTGACCTTGAGTATATCGGGATTGCGACATAACCCGATGATATATTCTTCTTCAGTGCAGGACAGGCACGTTGTTTTGCTGACAAAATTGCCGACACCGTGTATTTTGCGAATGATATAATAATCATCGGCTGTCAGGCGGTCGGTCTGAAAGAATATGTAACCGTCAAAAAGCGGTTTGATTTCTTCGTGCCATACCCCCTTTTTGCGATACTTGTACAACTCTCTCGGCACATACGCTGTATAACCGAGTTCACGCATCAAGTACATAACAGCCGTTTCAGAGCCTGACTGTACATATATTACATATATCATTCGCCGTCACCCTCTTTCTGCTTACCCCTGATATATGCGGCAAGCTGTGAGTACAGCTGAGGATTATCCTTAGCCATAGCGGCGAAGATGTCTTCCTTGAAAACATCATACGCCGCATCCATTGATGAGCGGTTCTTAGCGTCTGTGTCCCGTTTATATGTTGCCGCTTTTATCAGCGATGGCACTGCAGCAATCAGCTTTTCGGGCGGAACATCTTTTAGGCTGTCATCGCTTAAATTCTGGATTGCTTCCATTACTTTATGGTTTGTTAATCGGGCAAGAGCCTCGGAAACATCAAGATCCGGATATTTGGCAAGCTCCTCGTTTATAAGGCGGAAGTTATTGCTAATGAGCATTACCTGCTCCAAAGAAGCATTCAGAGCCTGTGCATAACGTGCTACCGAAGATTTCGATACCTCATAACCGTTTTCACGGATGAAATCTACAATGTCACTGTAGCGATATTCTGACGGGTTATTTATCATCATATCAACGGTTTCCCTGATGTCGCACGGCAGCTTGTCGACTTTACCTCTTTTACGATTACGTTTTTTCATAGTATCATCGCCTCCTTACAGATCTATGCAAGGATCTTCGATAGCACCATTAACAAGCTGTATGCCCTTAGCGGTAAGTTTACCCGCAAGCTGTGTATAATCATCACCGATGCAGTCCACAGCCTGCTCAGAACGTATCTTGACAAGGCGGACATATCCGCCTTCAAGCAAATAATTTAAGCTGTCAAGTGCTTCATTCTCAGCGATCTGAGGCTCAAGAGCGGCAGTTACATCTACGAGATTGACATAATCGGTACGGAGCAGATTGATTGCTCTGATCACAGCCCCATTGTTTTTTATAAACTTGTTTTTCCTGAGCTGATCTTTTATATTCATCAAATGCCCCTCCTATCGGCAAGATTATCTATCTTTGTTTCCAGACGTGTCATAACACGGATAAACTCGGAATTTTTGACTGCCGTATCCTTAAGTTCATCAATTGCACTGTCAATCTTGTCTATAGTGTGCTTGATTTCTTCGACTTCTGCCTTTGTGGCATATCTGTCGTTCAGGCTTTTGATATCACTCTTACATTCCTTTATCATATCAATATGGCTTTCGAGTTCAGATCTGGTAACGCATTTGTCCTGTCTGTCTATTGTACGTTTGACGAAATACGATATAATGCCGATTGCAGCTGTGATTATTATGTTAATAGCTGTTGATAATATTGCTCCGATTTCCATTATATAAAATCCTTTCAAATGGCTTTATAATGCGTAATTTTTATGTACTATATTTAATGTAATTTTATTTTAACATTTTCGCCGAAAAACAAAAAGGCTTAGCGCAATTACTTTTACAGTAATCACGCTAAGCCATAAATTTATAAAAATGTTAAAATTTTATTAAGAAACAC